ATTGACGAGATCTGCGGCCGGTACTTCTGGCGCGGCACCGACACCCGCACCTACGTCCCCGAATCCATGTGGCGGCAGCCGGTCGATGACCTGGTGTCGGTCACAACGCTGAAGATCGACCGGGACGGCGACGGCGTCTATGAGGAAACGTGGACGTCCGGCACCGACTACGCGCTCGAGGTCGCACCCGGCCGATACAACACCGGCAGCAAAGGCGAGCAGTGGCCCTATACCGGATTCACGGTGATCAACAGCGGGAAGTACCTGCCGTTCATCTGGCCGTGGCGGCACCTCGACGCTATCCAGATCGTAGGCGTGTTCGGCTGGCCGGCGGTGCCGCTGGCGGTGAAGCAGGCGGCGCTGATCGCGGCCGAGGACTTGTTCAAGCTGAAGGATGCCCCGTTCGGCGTCGCCGGGGTCAGTGACCTGGGGATCATGCGGGCGACGCCGAACCAGCACATGTATGCGCTGCTGGGCCGGTACATCTCCGGGCAGCGGGTCGGCGTCTGATGGCCCAGCCGTCGTTCACCGCCGTCCGGCAGGCCCTCGCCGCCGCGCTCGCCACCATCCCCGGCCTCAACACGTACGCCGAGTACGCCGAGCAGATCACCGTCCCGGCCGCCATCGTCCTGCCCGTCCAGGGCAGCTTCCTGCGGTACGCCACCATGGACGGCGCCCTCGACATTTCGCTGCGCGCCGTCCTCGCCGTCGCCAAAGCCGGCGGCAGCGGCGGCCAGGTCCTCATGGACCCGTTCCTCGCCCCCGCCGGCGCCTCGAGCGTGTTCGCCGCCTTGCAGGCCAACAGCACGCTCGGCGGTGTCGTCTCCTACGCGAACCTGACTGAGGCCGCGAACTACGGGCCGGTGACGGTCGGCACGATCGACTACCTGGGCTGCCACCTGATCATCAGCATCGGGATATGAGGAAGCCGAAGAAACCGCCGGTCCCGGCGGGCGGCGGCAAAGGCTCGGGGAAGCCGCCGGGCTGGAAGTCGGGGCATCACAAGGGCATCGTGCCGCATCACCCGATCGGTCATCATCATCCGCATCATGCGCACGCGCCGAAGAAGCCGCACAAGAAACGCAAGTGGTCGCCCGGTTCGGATGTGGCGTGCTGTACGGCGGAGGCTGTCGGGCTGTTGCTGGGGTGGGGCTGGGATGAGGTGCTAGCTCTCTACTGGCGCACCGCTGCCGACCCCGATAGCGGAGCCAGCATAGAAGGGACACTGGCTGCCGCAGACATGCCGCAGATCGACGTGTTCAACGAGCGCCAGCCATTCAGCGCAGGCTGCCAGATACTCGGGCGAGGGCGGGATTGGGTAGACAACAGTGATCTTCACGTTGTCCCAGTCGGTCATGGCCTGATCCTAGGCGTCACCCTGCCGGAGCCGCACGCCGTCGCCGTCACCCCCGGCGGCACCTGGTGGTCCTGGGGCCAGCCATTCAATCCCGCCGCATGGCCCGAACTCATCGTCGAGGAGGCGTGGCTGTGCGCTGGCTAGTCGGCCACCCCGGGCCCCACTTCTCCGTCCACGACGTATACGAAGGCTGGGTCGAAGGCTTGCGGGCCGCCGGCGAAGAGGTCTACACCTTCAACCTCGGCGACCGGCTCGCCTTCTACGACGCGTCGCTCATCGAAGCCGGCGAACCCGACGCGGAAGGACGGGCCTGCGTCCGCAAGGCCATGAGCCGCGAGACCGCTATCGAGACTGCGGCCGACGGGATCTTCCGCACCCTGTATAAATGCTGGCCCCACGTCGTGCTCCTCATCTCCGCGTTCTTCACCCCGCCGTGGATGCTTGACCTGATCCGCGGCCGCGGCCACAAGATCGTCCTCCTCCACACCGAATCGCCCTACCAGGATGATGAGCAGCTGATTCGCGCCGCCTCCGCGCACATCAACCTGCTCAACGACCCCGTCAACCTGGCCGCCTACGCCAAACTCGGGCCAGCCGCGTACATGCCGCACGCGTACCGTGAAGCTGTCCACTACCCGCCAGGCCCCGGCGACCCGGTCGAGCATGACCTGGCGTTCGTCGGAACCGGATTCCCGTCCCGGGTGAAGTTCTTCGAGCAGATGAACCTCACTGGGCTGGACGTCAAGCTCGCCGGGCCGTGGCTCGACCTCCCCGAAGGCTCGCCGCTGCGGGACTGGACCGCAACTAACCCGGAAGGCTGCATCGATAACGGCGAGACCGCAGATATCTACCGGCGGGCACGGTGCGGCATCAACTTTTACCGCCGCGAAGGCGAGGAAACATTCGACGGGGAAGGCTGGGCGTGCGGTCCCCGCGAAATCGAACTCGCGGCGTGCGGCCTCTACTTCCTCCGTGACCCGCGACCCGAATCGGACGAGCTGTTCCCGATGCTGCCATCCTTCACCAGCCCCGGCGAAGCATCCGAACTGCTCCGGTGGGCACTCGCCCATCCGGAAGACCGCGCTGAGGCGGCAATGAAGGCCCGCATGGCAGTCGCTGACCGGACGTTCGCAAACCATGCCAGGAAGCTCCTGGCGATGCTCGGCAACTAGGAGACACAAGTGGCACGGCGACATGGCAGAAACGGACAGGTCTACGTAGGGCTGACCACGGCGGCAGCGGCATCCCCCATGCCATTCCAGGCGTCATGGACCATCAACATGGTCGTCGCCAAGCAGGACGTCACCGCGTTCGGTGACGGCAACATGGTGTATGTTGCGGGCCTGCCGGACGCTTCAGGGGACTTCGGCGGGTTCATGGATGACGCAACCAGCCAGACGTACATCGCGGCCGTCGACGGCCTCGCCCGCAACTTCTACCTGTACCCCGACGCCACCAACTCGCCCAACGTGTACTGGTTCGGCACAATTCTGCCGGACTTCTCTGCCGACGGCGCGATCGGCGGGGCCGTGAACTTCAAGTCCACGTGGAACGCTGCGAGTCGTGTGCAAAGGTATACTCCAGCTGGACTGAACACTTAGTTCTGTCTTATGATTGAGGCATGGAGACATGCTCAATCGGCGGCTGTGGTAAGGAGATCTATGCGCGCGGCTGGTGCGCTGCTCACTGGCAGCGGAACCGTCGCTATGGAGACCCGCTCATCGGCAGGGCCATGCATCTGCCACCGGGAACTTTGTGCTCAGTGGACAGCTGCGAGCGCCCCGTGTGTGCGCGCAGTTGGTGCGCGACGCATTATTACCGCTGGAAGCGGACCGGTGACGTCCAGGCCGACCTGCCAATTGACGAGCGGTTCGGCTGGCGCAAAGGCAAGTGGTCAATCGGCCGCGAGTGTTCCGTATCTGGCTGCGATGCTCACGCTGTGACGCGCGGATGGTGCGGCCGGCATTATCAGCGCTGGCAGACCCATGGTGATCCAGAGGCGCCGCTTCGCCGCGCACGTAACGGCAAAGGTTACCGCGGCCTGAACTCTGACGGCTACGTGGTCCTGAAGTTCGGGCCTCTGACCGTCATGGAGCACCGGCTTGTGATGGAGGAGGCCCTCGGCCGCCCCATGTTGCCCGAGGAGACGGTTCATCACAAGAACGGCGTGCGTGACGACAACCGGCCAGAGAACCTGGAACTGTGGGTGAGCACGCGATCAGGCCAGCGGGTGGCTGACCTGATCGCGTTCGTGGTGGAGCATTATCGCGGCGAGGTCGAATCGGCGCTTCGTGCTTGACCTGGCTGCGGTAGTCGCTGCTGCTGTGGCGGCACTTCAACCTGGCGATGCGTAGCGGGGCCGGAGATCCACGGCAGTTCGCTCAGTGCCTTCGCGGCCGGGAGTTTCGCGAAGTAGCCGGCGCCGAACCCGATGCACATGAGGACGTACCAGAACCGCTCGGCGCTGGTGAGGGTGGCGAGGCCGAAGTCGGCGAGGGCTTTCTTGACGGGGATCTTGCCGAAGTAGGCGGCGCCGAGCGCGATGTTGCCGAGGACATACCAGAATTTCTCGGCGGCGGTGAGCGCGGTCTTGCGGATCGCGTGGGTGGTCATGACTGGCCTTCTCCTCTGAGTGCACGCCGGAGGAGAAGGCTGACGGCAGCGGCGAGGGATATCCCGTGGCTGCCAGCGTAGGCACGGACCGCGTCCGTGATTTCCTCATCGATCCTGACGTGGATGTCTTTCTTCACAATCGCGATGGTACCAGACCGGTACCGGTCTGGGAAGGGTGCGTTCATGGCGAAGGTCACCATCAACTCGGAAATCTTCGATTTCGATCAGACCAAGCGGCCGATGCTCGAGGCGCTGACCATCGAGCAGGAACTGAAGATGCGCTACGTGGACTGGGAAACCGAGCTGCAGGGCGGGTCGGTCAGGGCGCTAGCCGGGTTCGTGTGGATGGTGTGGCACCGCGACGGCCGCGACGTCAGCATCGAGGACATCCTGTCCGGCACCGCCGAAGTGAATCTCGCCGAGGTGAATATCGAAGACGATGAAGGCGCCCCGGCCGCGGACCCTACTATCCCGCTCCCGGGTCCTTCACTTACGACCGCCGCAAGTACCTCGGCGCGTTCGCGGAAGTCTTCGGCATAAAGCCCTGGGAATGGCCGCGCCTCGACCAGGCCGAGGTCGAGGACCTGATCGACTACGTGGAAGAGAAGCGCGATAATCAGTGAGCGATTTCACGGTGGTCCTGAACCGCCCGGCGATCGAGTACCTGACCCGTGACCCGCGGAGCGAGCTGATCCGGCCGCTGCTGCAGGTGTCCGGCGAGGTAGTGGACCGCGGGGCGCAGCGGCGTGTCCCGGTCCGCACGGGTGCCCTGTATGACTCGGTGGCGCTCGTGTTCGGCGAGGACGCGCACGGCCCGTACGCGCGGATCCAGGCTGCCTGGTATGACGTGTTCCTGGAGAAGCCGGCCCGTCAGATGAAGCGTGCCCGCCGGTCGCTGCGGACCGCTTTGCGGGACATCCCGAGGCTGCTGTGATACGGCACCTGCTCGGGCACTTCCTGCTGGCGGTCATCCGGTTCTGCGGTGGCACTGAGGCCGAATGGCGGCCTCGGCATTTCGGCATGTACCGGGACCGTCATCACGCCGGCAAGGCATGCGGTGAGCCGTGGTTCGGGTCACGCACGCTGAAGCCTCTGACGTGGCCATGGGCTGAAGTCAGAGGTCTCTCCGATGCGGAATTTGCCCGGAGGCTGAGGCGATGACCCATCCGCTGGCGACAGCCTTTGTACTAATTCGCCCGACTACTACCGGGTTCGGGCCGACCCTGAAACGGGAACTCGACGGCGCGGCCGGGGCGGCGGGAAAGTCGGGCCGGAAGGCCGGCGAGTCGTGGACGAAGGGCTTCCAGAGTTCCTCGCTCACGAAGGCCGCGAAGAAGATCACTGAGGGCGTCATCGGGATCGGCGCGGCGTCGGTGTATGCGGCGGTGAAGTTCCAGACGTCGATGGCGAAACTGTCCACGCAGGCCGGGGTCAGCCAGGGGAAGATCGCGGGCCTGTCGGCCGGGGTGCTGAAGCTTGCCGGGCAGGTCGGGTTCTCCCCGGACTCATTGTCCGTGTCGCTGTACCACGTCGAGTCGAACTTCGAGTCCCTCGGGATCACGGGGCCGAAGGCCCTGAAGCTGGTGAAGATCGCGGCCGAAGGCGCGGCGGTGGGCGGTGCGGATTTGACCGACGTGACGAACGCGCTGACCGCCGTGGTCGCCTCGGGCATCAAGGGCGTCCACAGTTTCGCCGGCGCCATGGGGGTGCTGAACAAGATCGTCGGCGTCGGCGACATGAGCATGCAGGACCTGGCGGACGCGTTCGGCACCGGTGTTCTCGCCTCGGTGAAAGGCTTCGGCGTCACGATCAAGGACGCCGGGGCCGCTCTCGCTGTTTTCGGGGACAACAACATCCGCGGTGCGCACGCGGGGACGCAGCTGCGGATGGCGGTGATGGCCCTCGCCGCGCCGACGGCGGCCGGGGCGAAGTCGCTGGCCGCGCTCGGCATCAAGACCGGGCAGCTGGCGAGGGACATGCAGAAAGGCGGCCTGCGGCTCGCCCTCGAGGACCTCGTCAAGCGGATGCGCAGGGCGGGCATCTCCGCCGATCAGCAGGGCGCGATCATCACGACGGCGTTCGGCAAGAAAGCCGGCGTCGGCCTGTCGATCCTCGCCGGGCAGATGACCCGGTTCGAATCGAAGTACCCGGCGCTGTCGAAGGGTGCCGGGGAGTTCGGGAAGGCATGGGCGCAGACCCAGAAACTCGCCGGGCAGCAGTTCAAGGAACTGACCCAGGGGCTCGTGGCGATCGGCGTCAAGATCGGGACCAGGCTCCTGCCGCCGCTGATGGCGGTATTCGGTTTCATCCGCACGCACACGGGCCTGGTGCTGACCCTCGCCGGCATCGTGGCCGGCCTGGCCGTCGCGATCACGGCCGTATCCGTCGCGATCACGGTCTACGAGACGGCAATCAAGCTGGCGACGGCGGCGATGTGGCTGTTCGACCTGGCCACGTCGGCGAACCCGATCGGTGCGACCATCATCCTGATCGGGCTGATGGTCACCGCGATCGTCCTCCTCTGGAAGCACTGCAGCTGGTTCCGCACCGCGGTGCTGGACGTGTGGAAGGCCATCAAGATCGCATTCGACGCCGTGTGGTCGGCGCTGAAAACGGCGTTCGCGTGGGTCGTCCAGCACTGGAAGCTCCTCGCCGCCATCCTGTTCGGCCCCGTCGGCCTCGCCGTCGATGCGATCGTCACCCACTGGAAGTTCGTCACCAAAGTGTTCGCCGTGTTCTGGGGGTGGCTGAAGTTCCAGTGGCAGGTCGCCTATGACTACATCGTGAAACCGATCGGCAAGGCCGCCGTGTTCATCTTCAATACGTGGAAGTCGATCCTCACTGGGGTCGCGAACCTGATCATCAAGATCAAGAACTTTTTCGCTCCCGCTATCACGTGGCTGGTGAAGGCCGGGAAGAGCGTCATCGGCGGCCTGTTCGGCGGCATGTGGTCCGCGGTGCAGGCCGCCGCATCGTGGGTGGCGAGGATCGGCGGGAAGATCCTGCGCGCGGTCACGTCGTTCTTCGGCATCCACTCGCCGTCGACGGTGTTCTTCGGGATCGGCGGCCACCTGATCAGCGGCCTGTTCAAGGGCATGGTCCACGGCGCGTCCGGCCTCGCCGGATGGGTCGTGAAGCAGATCGAGAAGATCGGCGGGTCGATTCTCGGCGGCCTGCTGAACCTCCTCGGGTTCGGCGGCGGGGGCAGCGGGTCGCCGGGCAAGCAGGCCGGCACGTTCCAGAACTATGCGGCGTCGATCATGGGCAGTTTCGGGTGGTCGCCGCGGGAGATGGCGTCCCTGATCCCGTTGTGGAACTCCGAATCCGGGTGGAACCCGAACGCGCAGAACCCCACGTCGACGGCCTACGGCATCGCCCAGTTCCTCGACACCACCTGGGCGGGGTTCCGGTACCCGAAAACCTCCGACGGGTACAAGCAGATCTTCGACGGCATGCAGTACATCAAGCAGCGGTACGGCGACCCGGCGAACGCGTGGGCTTTCCACCAGGCCCACAACTGGTACGGCAGCGGCCTGCAGGACGGGTTGTTCACGCGGCCGACGCTGATCGGCGTCGCCGAGCGCGGACCTGAACTGGTGAATATCACGCCTGGCGGCCGCGGCGCAGGGCAGCGGGTCGAGCTTGTCGTCAGGGGCGGCCAGACGGAGTTCGACCGGTTCATGGCCGCCTGGATCCGCCGGTTCGTGCGGGTCAAAGGCCGCGGCAGCGTGCAGACAGCGTTCGGCCGGTAGCCGATGGCGGCCATCGACCCGCGGATCGAGATCCTGGTCAACGGTACCTGGACTGACATCTCCACCGCCTATGCGGGGGCCTCGCAGGGAGCCAGCATCACCCGCGGGCTCGCCGACGAGACATCCAACACGGACGCTGCGACGCTGACCGTGCCGCTGAGGAACACCGACGGCCGGTTCAGCCAGCGCAACCCCCTCGGCCCCTACTACCCGTACCTGGTCCGCAATACCCAGGTCCGAGTGTCCGTCCCTGAGGGCGCATCCTATCTGCGCGCGGAAAACGACCAGGGCAGCTACGCGTACTGCAACGACTCGGCCGGGATCTCGGTCACCGGCGACACTGAGATCCAGCTGGACGTCACGCTGGATAACTGGCGCTCCCAGCAGGCCCTCGCCGGCAAGTGGTTCGGCCCGATGGGCCAGCGTTCCTGGCGGCTTGTCCTGGGCGACGACGGGACGCTGACCTTCCGCTGGTCCGCCGACGGCGTGAGCACAAGCTCAGCGCAGAGCACCGTCCCCGTCCCGGCCCCGCCGCTGCGCAGGCAGGCCATCAAGGTGACGATCGCGACGGCCTCCGGCACGGTCGCGTTCTGGACGGCCCCGGCCGGCAAAAACCAGGTACTGTCAGGCCCGATCACTGCCGGCTGGGTGCAGCTCGGCTCCGCCGCGGTCGCCGGGGCGACCAGCATCTTCGACAGCACCAGCGGCCTGTATGTGTCCGGAGTCAACCAGATCGGCTGGATGTCCGACGCCGCCAACATCCATTCCTGCCACCTCGCCGACGCGACGACGACCCGGGCGTTCTTCGACACCCCCGACTCGTTCAGCTCCGGCGGCAGCCCGACGACTGATCCGAGGCAGGACGGCTACCAGAGCCAGGCACTGCTGAATTACACGGTTTACACGCAGTTCCTCGCCGACATCACCGGAGTCAACCAGACCATCGGCGCCAACACCTACACGCCGCGGGCCATCAACACGTCGGTCTACTCGTGGGTCCGGTTCGACATCGAATCGTGGGTGCAGTCAGACGTCACCGAGAAAGCCGACCCGCAGACCTACATCGGCAACTTCATCGCGCTGGCGCACGCCCACGCCTTCAAATGCATCATCACCCCGGGCCGCGACCTCGGGAACACCGACACCGCCCACCCGAAGCTGACCGGCGAGAGCCTCGACCAGTGGTATGTCCGCACCAACCTGGCGGCCGCCTGCGCCGGCGCTGACGCGTTCGAGGTGCAGGACCAGGCCAACCAGGTCACCCCCGCCGAGTTCGCCGGGTTCTTCAGCACGGTACGGGCGCAGGCGAAAGCCGCCAGCGCGAACCTGCCCGTGTGGTGCGGCATCTCGACCACGTACGGCAACGGCCTCAACCTGTACAACTCGGCCCTGGCGGCGCCGCTCGCCGACGGGTTCTGGATCAACATCATCGGCGACACGGCTAACTCGCTGGACTTCATGCGCCGCTGGCTCGCCGCCCCGATGGTCCCCCAGATCCCGAACATGCAGGGCAAAACCCACTCCCTGAAACTGCTGTCCGGCATCGGCGGCACCGTCAAGGCATCCCCGGATTTCACCGCCCAGACAGCCGGCGCGGCCAGCTTCACCGACGCCCAGTCGAACACCTTCAAGCTGTGGGCCACCACCGAGATCAGTAACCGCCGGTACCGCATGCATGGCGAGGTCGCCGCGTGGCCGCAGACATGGGATCCGTCCGGCCGCGCCGTCTGGGTCGACATCACCGCGAACGGGCTGCTGCGCCGCCTCGGCCAGGGCAGCAAGCCGCTCAATACCCCGATGACCCGGTACTGGCAGAACCAGGCCGGCGCTGTCGCGCCGGTCGCGTACTGGACGTGCGAAGACGGGCCGCGTTCCTCGCAGATCGCGTCGGGACTCCCCGGCGGCCTGCCCCTCGCGTTCGCTAACGGCACCCCGAAACTCGCCAGCGACTCATCGTTCATCGCCTCGGCCCCGCTGCCCGTCCTCAACGGCGCCACCCTCGGCGCCGGCATCCCCGTCTACACCGGCACGGACTGCGTGTTCACGTTCCTGGTCCACGTCCCCGCCGCCGGCGACACCGACGGGTCGATCCTGTTCAGCGCCAAACTCGACGGCAGCATCAGCGAACTGCGGCTCACCTACAACACGCTCAACGGCGGGACGCTGACCGCCAGCGCCATCGACGCAGCCGGGGCGTTCACGCAGAACCTGTTCTCCGGCGCTGGGAACAACGGCCAGAAGCTGATCGTCCGCATCTGGCTGCAGAACCTCACCTCATCCGGCGCCGGCCCGCTGCTCACCTTCGGCTTCCAGCTGCTGCAGCCCGGCGGCGCCGTCGAAACTCACACCGCCCAGGTCACCTGCAACAACATCGGGCAGGCCCGCGGCGTCACGATGAACCCGCAGACCGTGACGCAGGCAACCGGCACATCAGTCGGTCATATCGCGCTGCAGTCCCTGTACACGGACCTGTCCGCCGTCGCGAACGCCCTCAACGCGTACAGCGGCGAGGCCGCCGCGATCCGGTTCCAGCGGCTGTGCGGCGAGCAGGGCATCAGGTTCTACGGCCAGGGCCAGCTGTCAGCTTCCTCGCCGATGGGCGCCCAGCCGCAAGACGTCCTCGTCAGCCTCCTCCAGGCGTGCGCGGCCGCCGACAACGGCCTCATGGCCGAACCCCGCCAGCAGCTCGGCCTCGGCTACATCACCCGGTACGCGCTGTCGAACCAGTCCCCGGCAGTCACCCTGGACTACCAGGCCGCGAACATCAGCGACCTGCAGCCCACCGACGACGACCAGTACACCCAGAACGACGTCACCGTTGCGCGGCAAGGCGGCTCCTCCTCCCGGCAGGTCCTCACCAGCGGCCCGCTGTCAGTCCTCGCACCGCCGAACGGTGTCGGCCTGTACGACACCCAGCAGACCCTCAGCCTGTTCTCTGACACCCAGGCCCTCGACGAGGCCGGGTGGCTGCTGCACCTCGGCACCGTCAGCGAACCCCGCTACCCGGCCCTCGCCCTCAACCTGCGCAAGGCCGCCCTCGCAGCCATCTACCACGACCTGCAGGACACTGACCTCGGCAACCGCTACGCCGTCATCAACACGCCGCTGTGGCTGCCGCCTGACGGCATCAGCCAGATCATCCACCAGCAGGCCGAGCAGCTGTCCAGCAAAGTGTTCGCGATCGCGTGGACCGGCGTCCCGGAGTCGCCGTACCAGACGATGATCCTCGACGACCCGGTGCTGGGCCGGGTCGACACCGACGGGACGACGCTCAGCGCGGCCGTGAACGCGGCGCAGGCGCAGCTCATCGCCCTGAGCGGCACCGGGCCGGCCGGGAACCAGTTCGCATTGTGGACCACCCAGCAAGCCGACTTCCCGTTCGACATCAGCATGGGCGGCGAACGAATAACCGCCGTCGACATCCAGGGGCCGCCTGATAACTTCCTGACCGGCGACAACTCGACCTTCGACGCCTCGGCCGGAAATTGGGCGGGAGCCGGGAACTGCGCTGTAGCTCAGGTTAACTCTCCGGTCTATACGGGCACCGGGGCGTTGCGCGTGCGTTCGTCTGCCGCGGGCGACATGACCTGCGCTAGCTGCGCAGCCGCGAACATCCTCACGCAAGGCCTGCCCTGCGCAGCCGGGGACACGATCTTGTGCGGCAACTACTTCTCGGCGGCCGTCTCGGCTCGTGTCTGCTCCGCCGGCGCCCAGTTCTACACCAGCGGCGGCGTATCGATCTCGCAACTGTTCACGTCGGGCACTCTCACCGATTCAGCATTTGCTTACACGAAGCTGGCCGGGACGGTTATCGCGCCCGCCACGTCAGCCTTCTGCCGGCTCCTGCTCAAGTACGCCGCGACAGGCGCAGCAAACGAGGATCATTTCGCCGACTGTGCCTTCATCGCGGACGTGACCACCGGAGCTGCGAATAAGCAGACGTTCACCGCAGCACGTTCGGTCAACGGTGTCGTCAGGGCACACAGTCCCGGCGAGGACATCCGGCTGTTCACGCCCACGATCCTGGCGATGTAAAGGGGAGCATGCGGTGGGAAACCTCGCGGTCGCGGGACAGCGGCTTACCGCCGCGTTCCTCAATCAGTATTACGGCCAGGCGGACACGGCGGCGCAGACTGTCACCGCCGCCACCCAGCAGCCCCTGACCACCAGCTACAGCATCCCAGCGAATGAGCCGGTCGTCGGGTCCGCTTACCAGGTGTTCTTCGCGGGCACTGGCGTATGGGGATCCACCCAGCAGCTGCTCGCGCTCACGTTCGTCGTCCAGGGCATCGTAGTCGTCAACACGATCAACGGCATCGCCGCCGCGGCGTTCCCCGTCAGCGCCGGGTTCCGGTACGCCGGCTACGCCGAATTCGTGGTCGCCAGCACCGGGCCGGCCGGCACCATTCTCGCCAGCCTGAACTACACGTTCAGCGAGACAGCGAACGCCGTCAACCCGGGCACCGCATCCACGAACACCATCAGCGTCGCCGACTCCAACTCGAGCCCCGCGACGATCGACACCACGGCCGCTATCCCCGTCCTCGTCAAAGCCGGCTGGGCGAACACCACAGGCGCGCCGACCATCAGCAACCGGAAGACCATCTTCAGGAAAATCACCTAGCCAGGCAGGAAACCCATGAGGACGGGCAGTGGATTCCGCGTCGATCGCCGTCATCACCACCTCCGCCGGGCTCACCATCGGCGGCCTGCTCACGTGGCTGACCACCCGCCGGTCCAGCAGCGGCCGGATCGGCACGTCAGAAGCAGGCGTCCTGTGGACGCAGGCGCAGCAGATGCGGTCCGAGCTCACGGCGCAGCGGGACAAGGCGGCTGAGCAGCGTGACCGGCTCCTCGAATCACAGGCGAACCTGGTTCTCCCGGCGCTCGCGACGATCACCGAGGCACTCCGCGTCATCACCGATGCTCTCACCAGAATTGAGGGGCGCGGCGGATGACCTGGCCCGCAAGGATGAGGCCGTCGATGAGATGGTGGCCCGGGCCGGGGTCCTGGTGCAACACCTCGACGTGATGGTTGCGGGGATGGAACGCAGGCTGAATCAGGGAAGGCAGGGAACGTGAATCACCAGGAGCATTTCTGGCGTTGCGACTGCGGTAGCGGCCACTTCCTCGCCATCACCGTCTGGCCGAGCGAAGACAACCCCCTCGCGTTGGATCTTGAGGGCTACCTGGACGTTGAAGGCGACTTCTGGACTACGTGGCGTAACCGGTTCGCTATGGCCTGGAACGTCATCACCAAGGGCCACGCGCACAGCCGCGTCGGCATCGTGTTCGACCCGCCGAAGGCACGCGAAATCGGGATCGTCCTGATGTCCTTCGCGGCGAGGTGTGACGCTCAGCGGAATTCCAAGGGACGCCGGATCACCGGCTGGGTTTGCGAGCACATGAACCTGACCGGCGGTGCGCTTCCCAATGGGACGGTGTCTGTTGCTAACGGCTGCGGCTGCCAGATGGCGCCGGTCTACGAAGACGCGGTATCGGCGTGACCGAGGAATCGCGGCCGGATGGCGGTGATGGTGACGGCGGCGAAGCGGCGGAGGCCCTGTCGATCGCGAAGGAACTCCGCGAGCTGATCAAGGCCATCCTCGAGAAGCTGACGGACGCCGTGAAATACGGGAAGCGGACCCGGCTGATGTCGTGGGGCCTGGCGCTGTCCGTGGTGCTGGACATCGGCCTGACGGTGATCACCGGCGCGGTCCTCATCCACGAGGCGCACACCAGCCAGGCCATCCACCGCTCCCAGGTGGAGGCATGCAGGATCGGGAACGGGTTCCGCGCCGGGCAGCTCCGGCTGTGGGACCACGTCATCGCCGTATCCACCGCGCCGCCGGGTGAGACCCGGGCGGAGCGGGCGGTGCGGCTGGCGAAACTAGCGGCGTTCCGCGCGTACATCGGCCGCCAGTTCCATCCCGTCGACTGCAAATCTTTGTACCCGTCGTAGGAGGTGATGCCTTATGAACGCCGCCGCTGCACCAGGGATGACGTACAACGTCCCCTTGTTACCAGGCCGGGCTAACACCCGGCCGTACCGCTGAACTTCAGCTGAACAAAGCCCCCCGGTTATGAGCCCGAAGCTCTGACCGGGGGGCTTTCCGCCTGCTACGGCACCAAGCCTACTACTTCTTGCCGCCGCCTTTCGGGGCGTGTTTCGCCTGATGCCCCAGGTTCGTCTTCCCCGTCTTGATCACGTTGGCGTCATGTCGCGCACCCGTCTTGGACGGCACTTTCCCGGTGTTCGCGGGTGCCTTCGGACCCTTAGCCATCGGTTATTCCTTCCATGCCGGGTCGTAGTCTTCATGGTCGCTGTAGATGGCTGCGAGGATCTTCACGTCAGAGCATGGCCAGACCCGATTGTCGAACCAGCAGGTCTGGCCCCAGCCTTCGCGGCGCGTGATCGCGTGCTCGGCGAGGATTTTCCGCTTGGCGTCAACCTCGCGCAGCACCCGCGCCGGATAACCGCAGTCGCAACCAGGCGTCCGGGCGGCGTAAGCTGCCATGTCTTCCTCGTATAGCATGGCATCGCATTTCGCCACGTCATGGACCGTCCGGGCCGCAGCCTCGTCGTCAGCGATCCTGGCTTCGAGGAACGTCGCGAGGTCCATCGAACCTCCCCTCATTGATGAGTTTCGCCGCCGCGTGCACCATCACGTGCATGAGCGGCGTGCCGGCGGTGTCGATGATGTCCCGGTACAGGCCGGCGAGGGTCGGCGCGCTGGCACGTTCCTGCGCGGCCAGCTCGAACTGCGGCACACCCGGCACGACCGGCGGGGCTATCAGTTCCAGCGTCTCTACCTGGTCGCGGTGAAAGCGCGAGCACCAGCAGCGGCCGTAAGCCCAGTGCGCCGCGGGCCGCGCGAGGGCGGCGGCGATACACGCCGTGCACAAATCATCGGGGGTCCGCTGGCCGATGAACTCGGTGCCGCAGCCCGCGCACCGCCACAACACGCTGTCAACCATCCGGCGCCTCCCGCCCGGCCCGCGCATGCGTGCTATAGAACGCGCCACACCGCATAAGCCCGGTCGAAGCGTGAACCCCGGGGAGACGGTGAGCGCGGTGCGCCAGGCGAGCAGATCGGCCGCCGTCGCGTCCTCTATCGAGCGGAAGTGCCCCGGCCCGGCGCCTGTAAGGTTCATTGCCGTCCCGGGCCGGGGCACGTCTACAAGCGTCCCTGATGGCACGTCACGCACTTGCAGCCGGGTTCGTGGGCAGTTGGACGCAGCAATGGGCATCACCTCCTCGTGGTAGCACTTGAGCCATTCGGCGAGCCGGGCGATCGCGCACCGGCGGGCGTAGATGGTGGTGTCCTCGGCCAGTCCCCGGAGCCGCCATGCTCTGACCTCAGCCGCGACGGTCTCCTGGGTGACCATCGCAGGTGTTACATCCATGCGCCCACCGTAAAGGTTTTTCGTAGGTAAAGGCAAGTAACGCTTGCGCAAACTTTCGGCGAGCGATAACTTACCACGCATGGCTCGTGAAGATATCGCCGCTGAGGTCCGTGCATGGCTCGGGCGACGGAACCGGTCGCGCACGAGTTTGTGTGAGCAACTCGGCTGGTCAGACCCGTATCTGAGCCGCCGTCTTAACGGCGCAGTGGCGTTCAGCACGGATGATCTGGCTGCTATTGGCAGCGCTCTCGATGTGCCGCCCGCCAGGTTCCTCGTTCCCGAAGCAGCGGCGTCATGAGACGGCCGCTGTTCTGGGAACGCTTCAACGCCCGGCTCGTTCCCGACCCGGAGAGCGGATGCGTGCTCTGGACAGGCAGGCTCAACAAGGCTGGCTACGGCGTCATCCGCATGGACGGCCGCGAGCAGCAGGTCCATCGCGTCACTTGGGAACTAGAGGTCGGCCCGGTGCCCGATGACATGGAGCTTGACCATGTGCTCGCCCGTGGCTGCGTTCACCGCAACTGCGCAAACGTCGCCCATCTAGAGCCGGTGACCCATCGCGAAAACCTGCTCCGCGCGCCCAACTCACCAGCGGCCATCAACGCGGCCAAGACGCACTGCAAGCACGGTCACGCCTTCGATGAGGAGAACACCCGCCCGCATATGACCGCTGCCCCGGGTCGTGGTCGGCGGTGCAAGACGTGTGACCGGATCAGGAACCTCGCTTATTACCGGCAGCGCAATACCCAGCGCAAGAAGCGCCGCGAGGTCGGCCCTGACGGCTACGTGCAGGGCAAGAGCCGGGCCGATGGGGCCGGCTGGGAAGGCGGCACATGACCGCGAGATTCTTCCTGGCCGGGGTGGACATCACCCGGCCCCGCATCGAGGAAGACCCCGGCGGCCCTGTCCGCATCCTCCTCAACGACCGCGACGACTGGATCACCGTGGAGAACCGGGCTGATTGCGCGCTGCTGATGCAGGCGGCGGCAGACGCCGATTCGGCGTTCATCCGGCGGCGGGCAGCAGCGGAAGCACACGCCGCCATTGAGGACGTGATGCCGCCCGATCTATCCGGCGACCTGCTGGTCATCCCGGCGAACCGGATCAGCGACGGCAGCGAGTACGGGCCCCCCGGCTATGAAGGCGAAGAGCCGCTGTCTGTCCTGCCGCACCGCGCCCCGCCGGAGGCACCCATCGGCGAGCCCACCTGCGACGAGAAGGACGGCAACTGGGCGTGCACTGCCAGCCCGCTCCACGCAGGCGATCACGCCTCGCACGGGGCCGGCAACGTCATGCACCAGTGGCAGCGGGCTCCGGCCAGCGAGGACGCCACCACCTAGATCAGCAAAGGGGGCCGCGCGCGGGGCGCGGCCGGGAAGAGGTAACCAGCATGACCGACACGCCAGCAATACCGGCGCCGATAGCGAACGGCAGCACGCCGAGCCTGAACAAGGCGCTCGCAGCCGTTCAGGCAGAGATCCCCCCGGTCGCCAAGGGCCAGACCGCCAAGGTCGACGGCACCACCAAGGACGGCCGGCCGGTCAGCTACTCCTACGATTACGCCGACCTCGCCGACTGCTCCCAGGCCATCCTGCCGCTACTCGGCAGGAACGGCCTGGCGTTCTCCTGCCGCCCCGACCTCATCGACGGCAAGTTCGCCCTCATCTACGAACTGCTGCACGAGTCCGGCGAATCCAAGGGCGGCATCTTCCCGCTCCCTTCCGGCGGCAAGCCGCAGGAACTCGGCGGCCTGCTCACCTACTACCGGCGGTACGCCCTGTGCTCCGTGACCGGCCTGGCCCCGGCTGGAGACGACGACGACGCTCAGTCGGCGAACACTGCGCACCGGTTCGACACCCGCTCCGCTGGCGCCGCCTTCGATTCCGCGACGCCAGCGCCGCCGCCCGCCCGGCAGGCAGCCCCGGCACCGAGACCCGCGACAGTTGAGGTGACCCCGCTGGAGTCCGACGATCCCTGGTACGACGCCATCGAGGGCATCGACGGCCGTGACGAGGCCAAGCGGCTTTACGGGGAAGTCGCGGAACTGCGGCGGGACGGCCAGATCGACGAGGCACGGGCGATGCACCTCGGCGCGCTGATCACGGCGAAGGTGACCAACCTCGAGCTCGCCGCGAAGGCCGGGGAACAGCCTGCACCGGCGCCGCGCATCCGGCAGGAGGACCAGGGCGCCCGCCGGCCGGAACCTCCCGCTGCCGCCCGGCCGGCCGCCGAGTCACCGCCGTCCGCGTCTGCTATCGCTGACCACCCGGCTGAGCCACCCGAGGCCGGCTCCGCCGGCAAATGGGTGGCGGCCTGGCGCGCCAAGCTCGCCGAGGCCGACGAGGACGGGCTGCGTGTGCTGCAGCGCGAGGTCGGCGCGGCGGTCGGTCGGCGCACCATCCCCGCCGCGGCCGGCGGCGAGCTGACCGAAGAGGTCCGCGCCCGCCGCGCCGAGCTGAACGGAGTACCAGCGTGAGCCACGACTACCACGAGGGCCTGCCCGGCTACAGCAAGGAGCAGATCCTGCACGACGGCTGCGCCGAATGTGAGGCCCGCGCCAAGCGGGACGACCTCGGCATCGACTCGCTCGACAGCCGGAAGTTCCCCCGTGCCTGGCAGCGGGCCGCCACCTGGAAGCGCCACGGCGTCCCCGACCTGAGCGAGGCCGAGCGCCCGCTTCTGTCGGCGCTGTGGTCTGTCCAGATGCAGCTCGAGCGGCGCGGCATCGAGATCGGCGAGGTGCCCAGTGGCTTCTGACACGACCGCCCCTGCGGACACCCCGGTCGACCCGGCGCTGGCACGTGCAGCGCTCGAGGTCGCCATCCGGGCCGCCCGCAAGGACGAGGCATTCAGGGCGTACCAGGCTGTCCGGGCAGCCGCCGAGGCACTGTTCGCGCAGGCCCGCAACCGCGGCGTGCCGCAGGTGGAGCTCCGGCTGCCGGACGGCACGAAGCTCGGCCTGATCTCGATCCGCAAGGGCGCCGAGATCTGGACGGTCGACGAGGACACCCTGGCCGCCGTCGCGGCAGGGAACGACCCGGCGGACTTCGAGGACGTGATCGACCCGAAGGCCCTGCGCGACCGGGCGGTCATCGACCTGCTCGCCGCGCATTTCCCCGAGCTGGTGACGGCGCGGATCTCGCCGGTGGCCCGCGCCCGCTACCAGCGGGAGTGGGAGGAGAACGGCGGCAAGATCACCGACCAGAACATCGGCGAGCGCGTGCAGGTGGCCGAGGTCGAGCACATGCGCGCCACCGGGCAGTTCGCTTACAAGGCGGTGGACAAGGCCGCGACGCTGATCGAGGAGGCCATCGGCGCCGGCCTGATCAATGAGTGGGGCGAGACGCCCGGGCAGGCCGCTGAGCCGAAGCCGCAGCCCCGTAAGCGCAAGACGCAGGCCGAGAGGGATGAGGTCGCCGCCGGGAAGCTCACGCTGCTGCTGGAGTCGCTGAACCTCAGCGAGCTTGAGGGCGCGGTCCTGGAATGGCTGGGCGGCAAGCCGTGGACCGGCTCGGCCAGCCAGGCCCGCACGGCGACCGGCGTCCTGGCCGACTTCATCGAGACCGCAGGTGACGACTACGGCAAGGCCCGCGCGGCCATCCTCGGCCGCTACCACGAGCTGCACCCAGGCAAGGAAGGCGAGCCCAGTTGACCCGCATCGACCTCAGCACCCGCGAATGGCACGAGCTGGTCAGGCCAGTCCTGCCGCACATCCTCGCCGACGCCGACCTGCCCGAGCTGTCCGACATCCGGCTGGAGGCCGCCGACCGGACCATCTGCGCCGTCGCGACGGATCGCTACACGCTCGCCGCCGAGCGGCATGAGCTGGCCGCCGGAAGCTATGTCTCGGACGCCCCGGGGCCGGTGCACGTCCGCGCGGGCGAGGTGTCCGCGTCGCTGAAGCTGTTCCCCTACAGCAAGGACTACGACCCGCCGCTGCGGCTGATCATCGACACGGTGCCGTTCCCGGTCACCGTCGTGGGGAAGCAGACTCACGTCCGGCAGCTCGCGGTGACGGTCGAATCGCACGACGGCACCCGGCTCGTCCTGCATGATCACCGCGACCCGTCCCGCGACCCGCTGGCGAACTGGCGGAAGAACCTCGCGAAAGCGATCGCCCGGCCGGTCGACCGCGCCCCGGCGCTGTACCTGAACGTCGCCCAGCTGGGCCGGTGGGCGGCGGCGTGCCGCAAGGGCGAGCGGCTCGCGGTGTTCACCGGGACCGAGGGTGACGACCTGATCCTGATCTGCGTCGAGAAGCACTTCATCGGCGCGTGGAAGCCGGTGTCGTACCTGGACAAGCCGGAGGTGGCGCTGGCCGAGTCGCCGTGGCTGGAAGAGCTCGACCCGGGCGCGCTGTGGCGGTTCGGCGGCAACGGCGGCGAGCCGGACGGCGGCGGCGCATGATGGACGGCCCGCAGCACTATGAGGAAGCCGAGCGGATCATCGCCACGGCCGAGGGCAGGGACCTTCCCGCCGGGGCTGCCGCCGCTATCGCCGCCGTTGCGCTGGTGCACGCCACGCTGGCGCT